CTACAATAGTAGCCTGATAAGGAGAACACATGGCAACGACCACAAACTATGGGTGGACAACACCCAATGACACCGACCTCGTAAAAGATGGCGCAGCTGCTATCCGTACTCTTGGCTCATCCATTGACACCACAGTATTTAATAACGCCAGCGCAGCTATCGCTAAGACTATTGTCGATGCTAAGGGCGATATCATTGCAGCCACCGCAGCGGACACAGTTTCTCGCTTAGCAGTTGGCGCTAATGACACAGTTTTAACAGCAGACTCATCGACAGCCACAGGATTAAAATGGTCTGCTCCTGCTTCTGGTGCTTTAACAAAGATTACTTCTGCATCGTTCACAACGCAGTCAAGTGTTATTGTCGATAATTGTTTCACTTCAACCTATACAAATTACATGGTGGTTTGGAATACCATAGCCTCAGTTGAGGGAGCAGATTTACAAATACAATTTAGATATGCAGGGCCGACAACAGAAACAACCGATTACAATGGGGCTGGGGCAGTCCTTGGCAGAAACAATTCAACAGCTACCTATGGTTTTGCCAGCGCCAGCCAAGGCACTATTGCAGATTATTTGGGCGACAGCAATGACAGAATGAACTTAGGAACTATGTATTTTAGCAATGTTGGAACTGCAAATGAGTTTGCAAAATACCATGGTACTGGAACTGAGTTCTACTTTAATGGGGTTTTGCAATATAGCGGCAGCGTGGACGTTGCTAGAACTTACACAGGTTTCTTATTAAAACCTAGCTCTGGCACTATTACTGGTTCTTACGCAATTTATGGATTGGCTAACTAATGACAAACAATACAAAAATGATACACGATGTTTCAACAGATGAAATTACAATTGTTGAACTTACCGATGCTGAACAATCAGAGAGAAATGCCGAAAGTTTAGCCAATGAAATGTCAAAAAATGAAGCAAAATTAAAGGCTGAAAATCTGCGTTTAACCAAAATTGAGGCATATACAAAACTTGGTTTGACTCCAGATGAGATTGAAGCATTGTTACCTACGCCTGAAACATTTGTAAGCTAAGCAGATTCCTAAAGATTTTGCTAAGTAATACATTATGAAGCCGACACCGCGCCTGTGCAAAGCTGGACAACAGTTAAGAGAACAGATCGATGATAGTTACCCTGACAGAGATCGCACCTCGGACGGCTGGATTGGCGATGTACGTCATTCGGCACGTCCTTCTGACCACAATCCTGATGCAGCGGGTATCGTCCGAGCCATTGACATTGACAGGGATTTATCTGGCAAGGCAAAGCCAGACCTCATGCCTGACCTTGCAGATCAGATACGACTTGCAGCGAAACGTGGAGATAAGAGAATCTCTTACATCATCTTCGCAGGGCGCATTGCTTCCTCTCGCATGGGGTGGCGTTGGCGGAAGTATTCTGGAATTAACCCGCACATTAAGCATTGCCATATTTCTTTCTCTAAAAAAGGCGATACAGATGGTTCGTTTTTTTCTACAATCCCAATGATAGGTGGCACAGCATGAACATGAAGAATCCAGCAATCCTGACAGCAGGTGCGTTCCTAGCAGCGTGGGGTGCATCTAACTTTGCACTCGATTATCGCTCTGTCCTTTGGGCTGTTCTAGCGGGCGTATTCGGATACGCGACTCCTAAGAAATGACAGCGGCAGACCTCGCAGCTTGGGCTGTAGGAATTGTTACAGTCCTCGGTGGCGTGGCTGCTTATACGCAGTTTATGATTAAACATTACCTAAACGAGTTAAAGCCTAACGGCGGCTCATCTATCAAGGATCAGGTCAATCGCCTTGAAGTGCGTGTCGATACCATAATCGAGATGTTAGGTAAGTAACACTTTAACTATGGCTAAGAAGAAGGTCATCGACCTAGACACTTACAGCGCGCTGGATGCGTATGCCATTTCCATGCATGAGTTCTATAAGGCGCTACGCAGGGCGGGCTTTGCTGTGGATTTATGCCTAGCCATTATCGTAGAACGTAGCGCATATCCTGACTGGGCGCTTCCAGAGCTGCCTAATCGCATAGACCATATCCCCTACGAAGATGAGGATGACGATTAAGCGAATCGTAATACTGTCAGACCTGCAAGTGCCTTTCGAGGACGTGCATGTCACACGCAACATCGCTAAGTTCTTACAAATTTTTAAGCCAGACCAGACTGTCACCATCGGCGATGAGATTGACTTTCAGACCATAAGCAAGTGGTCAGAGGGTACACCTCAAGCCTACGAGCAGAGCCTTGGCGATGATCGTGACCGATGCGTAGAGCTTCTTTGGGAGCTAGGGGTCACAGATTGTTTGCGTTCTAATCATACGGATCGCTTGTACAACATCATTATGAAAAAGATTCCATCTTTTCTATCCTTGCCAGAGCTTCGCTTTGAGAAGTTTATGAAGTTCGATGAGCTTGGCATAACCTTCCACAAGAACCCAATGGCTATTGCACCTAACTGGATAGCAGTCCATGGAGATAACACACCAATGAAGCAGCTAGGTGGCTTGTCAGCCCTTGAGGCAGCCCGTAGGCATGGGAAGAACGTTATCTCTGGTCATACTCACAGAGCAGGCCGTAGCGCCTTCACAGAGGCCTCTGGAGGCCGTATAGGGCGTGTTCTACATGGTGTCGAGGTGGGAAACCTCATGGACTTTAAGCAGGCTGGATACGTCAAGGGAACGGCGAATTGGCAACAAGCCTTTGCCATCATGTACGTCAAGGGTTCTAGCGTCCAAGTAGACATAATCAACATCGAGAAGAACGGCACCTTTATCGTTCAGGGCAAGGTCTATGGACGCCCCCGCTAGCATCGCTATCCCCTATATGGAGGATGAAGACCCTAGCCAAATCGTTATCGTTTCGTTATCTAAAAAAGGCGGATGCCGATTTAGGCTCATGTAAGGTTCTCACAAGTCAGAAATTCTGACGGAATGGGAGCAATTATGAATGTAGATCATGCACTTATTGGGATGGGGTCATTAGGTCTCATCTTTGGCTATTTACTTGGCTACGCCAAGGGACATGAGCATGGCAAGATTCAGGGCAAGATAAACGCCCGCAGACTTATTAAGGCACAGACACAGCATCAGGTTAGCCGATGAACGCCGGTGACTTCCTTACTGAAGCCAGAGCTACGATACAAGATCGTGGTATGCACTATGGACATCCATCAGACAATATGCAGAGAACCGCAGCATTATGGAGTTCATACCTTGAAATGCCAATCACAGACTATCAAGTTGCAACTTGTATGGCATTGGTCAAAATCGCAAGGTCAATGGAAAGTGCGAAAGTTGATAACGCAGTCGATGGCTGCGCCTATCTCGCAATAGCCGGAACCTTACAGACACAGGAGAATGAACTTTATGTTTAATTTAGAAGATTATGAGACAGTCGAAGAGCGACTGGTTAAATTCTGGAAGGAACATCCTGATGGTCAGATTCATACGAAGTTGCTGGATCACTCTTCTTCTCGCTTTATCGTTGAAGCTAGTATCTTTCGAACTGAGGCTGATCTTAGACCTTGGACGACTGGCCTTGCTGAAGAAACAGTCCAGGGTCGCGGCGTCAATGCTACTTCTGCTCTTGAGAATTGCGAAACAAGTGCGATTGGTCGCGCACTCGCTAATGCGGGCTACGCTACTAAAGGAAAGAGAGCGTCTCGCGAAGAAATGTCAAAGGTTGCCAAAGGCGTTGAAGTAAAGACTAACATCGAGCAAGTAAAGGCTAAGATGGCTCAGACTTCAGGTGAATATGTGCCGGTACCAAAGGAAGAAGATCCATGGACAATGCAAGTAGCAGCACCAGTTCAGACTATGGAACAAGCAGTATCGATGGTAAAGGATGTCCTTGGTGGCACTCCGACAGACGAGAGCTGTATCCATGGTGCGCGTGTCTGGAAAACAGGAACCTCTAAAGCCGGTAAGCCTTACGGAATGTGGCGATGTCCAGAATCTAGCACAAGAGACATGCCAGGCGGACAGGTGCCTTGTGATCCTATTTGGTACGAGATTGACAAGGCAACAGGTCAATGGAAACCACAGGTGCCTCGTGGGTAAGTTATATTTTCGCAATATGGATGACGAGTGGGAGCAATTTCCTACTGATGAGCAATTACAAGCTGCTGAAGCATCAGCATGGGAGTTACAAAAACTAGGCTTTGCCATTATCTGCCAGTTATGTAATACCCCACCAACAGTCTCACAGATTAAGTCAAGAGCAATGCTCCAGTCTTGGAAGTGCGACAAGTGCCACACAATTAATTCTGCTGGACGTGCATGACACGACACAGAAAAGACAGAGGACTGCGTACAGAGCGAGTCGTTGCTAGTTATCTCCAGCAATGGTGGCCTTACGCGGGAATCGGTCGAGGTGCTGGAAAAGATATAACAGGCGTCCCGTTCGACGTCGAGGTTAAGGCTAGGTCGGCGTTCCAGCCATTGGAGTGGCTGCGTCAAGCGAGCAAGAGAGCGGATGGCAAAGAGCTTCCGTTCGTGGTGTGCCGTATGAATGGTCAAGGAGAGGATGCTTCCGAGTATCTGGCCTTTATGCGGTTTGCAGACTTGGTGCAGCTACTTCTACCTATTTACTCAGATATTAATAAAGATTCGGTAGAATTAGAGCCTGAACGATGTACATCTTGTGGATCGTGGAAGCTAAAGGAAGTCCCATGTCGGACGTGCGAGAAGGCCATTAATGCCAATATATGAATTCGAATGTACCAACGAAGAGTGCGAGGCTAACTTGCGCTACGAGAAGGAGTTATCGATCCATGAACCACATACAGTTACTTGCCAGTTCTGCCACAGCTCAATGCAGAAGATTTATAGCGTTCCTAGTATCCAATTTAAGGGAAGCGGTTTCTACTCAACCGATAATTAGAGCGACACGCTCATTGCAAGGATTAAGAAATATAGGCTCTGACCTGCGGTTATGTTATGCCTGCTACATAAATGACTTGACGAGGTGGGTACACTCTAGGCTAGAGCCCATCAAGGGCTCACACCGGGCCGCTTCGCGGATAGCCCGGGGGGTAGCCTTCGTTATTGGGATATCTCTATCTATACCTATGTCGGTAGCAGATAGTGGCTCAATAGATGCCATTCAACCAAAGGATTATGTAAGGATCGTATTACCTAAAAAAGAAGCTATATGCCTTTCAAGGCTGATAGGTAAAGAAAGCGCTTGGAATCATAAAGCCATAGGCAATCTAGGAAGTCCTAATAAGGATTATGTATATGGATTACTACAGCTTAAGAATCCTATAGTTAAGGATAAGAGTCCTATAGAACAGATACACTATGGACTTAAGTACATCGATCATAGATATCAAGGTAATGCGTGTAACGCATGGGAACATTGGAAGGCTAAGGGATGGCACTAAGAGGCTTACTATGTTGGGTGTTAGGGCATAAGTACCAGCACATCAACTATGCCTCAATCCATTATGCCTACTGTGACCATTGCTTAAAGAGTGTGTATGTCAAAGCTTAAGCAGTCAGGTTCTACATCCGCTTGGCGTAAGCTGAGAGAGCAAGTCATCAGAAGAGATGGCTGTTGCCAGATGTGTGGCACAGAGGAACGCCTTAGCGTAGATCACATAGTGCCTAGGACTTTAGGCGGTAGTGATTCATTAGATAACCTTCAAGTATTATGCTCATCATGCAATAGTGCGAAGGGGGGTAGGTTTTTTGATAGGCCTAAGACACCCCCGACCCTTCTT